CGTCGATTCCCATCGCATCAAGTCCACGCCAGTTGGCGATCTGAACCATGCCACCAGGACCACAGCCAATATCTAGGAACGACTTGATATCATACTTTTCCATAAGATAAAGAAGTGTTCCTCGATCAGTATGTGTCTTATTCAGATGGCCGCCTAGATGCGAGGGAAGAGAATCAATTTCACTCATTTTTCATTTTCCTTATATTATAAATATGTGTGAGTCGCGAGGCTGCAACCTCCACTCACTCTATGTCTAGTATATATGGGAGACACAGCAATGTCAAGAATTATTTATGATCCTATAGCTGAAGCATTAAATCTTCAGCCTTTCGAATTTGACTTTAACACAATAGAAGAATCAAAAAAATCTAGTATAGATTACGGAACCTCTGGATTCGAGGGATACACTCATACTGAAGAATCCAAACGAAAAATTTCTTTGGCTATGAAAGGAAAACGAAATTACTTTTTCGTCAATCCAGACGCGCAGAAAAAGCATGCAGAACTAATGAAAACTAACAATCCAATGTTAGGTCGCAAACATTCCGAAGAAACTAAGAAAAAGATAAGCGAAACAAAGAAACGTAGGGATCTGCAACGCGCCGAGAATCGATAATGTGCTTCGGAGGACGATGCCATTTGCCGTTCACGTTTTCGTTTATGAATGACTCGTCCTCTAACACATTCATGATGAACTGCAATCTAACTTCGGTCACATTCACATCACCTTTGGTGCTGTGTAAAGATATTATTTCACGTCGAAAGAATTTTTTGTCTGATTCTTTGATTTTGGCTTTGAGTACATCACTAGATCCGTAGTATGTTTTCCAGTCGGATTCGGATCGTTGACGACGCGATTTACCTTTAACCTTCCTGATAGACCAGAAGTACTTTCTGCCGATGTACTTCTGGCCTTCTGGTGTGGTGATAAGATATACGAAGCCATACGCATCCCCGATATTCTCACTATCGAATTCCTTATCGTCAAAAGTCCACGGATTATCATATGAAGCCATGAACTTATATAGTTGTTACAAAAGCTCTTCGCCGTAAAGATCTTCGATTTGCTTCATGATCATTTCATAGCGTTCTATCTGAATCATAGCTGCATCTAATTCTTCATTAGCAATTAGATGCAGACTTTCTCGTAGAGCTTCGTACTTAGCAAGAATCTCTTCGTATCGTTCTCTCGGTGATTGCATATCATTTCCAGTCCTTTACAATATTGGCTTTGACTTCTTTTGATAGCGGAACATAATCTAAGTCATCAGCCATCTTATCACCGTTATCGTATGCCCACTGAAAGAACTTGAATGCTTCTTTCTGTGCATTAGCATCAACTGGAACCTTGTACATTATGATGTATGTAGGTGCAGTGATTGGCCATTCGTTTGATTGAAATGATTGCTTTGATGCTTCAATTATTCTGTCTTTGATAGATAGAGCGGCATATCCAAGTTTGTTTTGTTTAGCATAAGCATATTCAACATATCCGATAGAGTTCTTAGTTTGTTGAATATTACCTGCTACACCATCATTACCTTTTGCACCAACACCAACTGGCCATTCAAGAGCTGTACCAGTACCGACTTTATCATTCCATTCTTTAGACACAGATGAAAGATACTTTGCAAAGATATAGGTTGTACCAGAACCATCAGAACGACGGATAACGGAGATTGGTTGTGAAGGAAGCTTGAGATATGGATTCAAACGAACAATTCTAAGATCATCCCACTTCTTTATCTTACCTAAGAAGATGTCAGCGACAACATCACCAGAAAGAACCAACTCATTAGCTTTGATACCTTCAACATTGAAAGCGATAACATTACCACCAATCACGGTTGGAAACTGAAACAATCCATCTTTGTCCAAATCTTTTTGTTCTAATGGCATATCAGAAGCACCAAACGTAACAGTCTTGGCTTGAATTTGTTTGATACCAGCGCCAGAGCCTACAGACTGATAGTTGACTCTGTTACCAGTTTCAGCCCTGTAAGCATCAGCCCACTTTGAATAAACTGGAAATGGAAAGGTTGCTCCTGCGCCTGTAATTTCAGCCGCAGAAACCGTTGTTGTAAATAGAGCGAATACGATTGCTAGTAGCTTATTCATCTTCGTCTTCCTCGAGTTCTTCAATGAGATCTTCTTCGGCGTCGGCTCCGCAGAAAGGGCAATAGACTGGCTCTAGCTTCTTTCCGCGCTTTTCGTAGACTACTGTATACTCACACTCACCACAGGGACAGGAGATATCTTTCTCTGGCATGGATTAGATCTCGCATCCACCAGCCACACAAGCCAATTCCTGTGCTCCCGTTGTAGTATCAGTTTTCTCATACTCTCTCAAGCGATTCCAGTCGATTGACTTAGGCATCTTAGCTGCGAACGCTTCGTATTCTTCCTTCGTGCAATCCTGATACGGTGCCTGAGCATAAACGTGATCGGAGAACGGAAGGAACGAAACACCAGACATCTTGTCGAAGTGCTTATAAACCCACGCACCAACGTCGAGCCACTCATGTTCCTTGACAGAAATAGTGACTGATGGCTTATGTTCGCACCAGTGATCCTGATATGTGACCCAGAGTTCAAGCTGTTCAATAGCAGACATATCCGTACGGAACACAGCGTTCTCAGGAGCCTTCATTGGGAAAGAGAACACATACACATTGTTCGGACGCATCGCACAATCTTCAACTGGAACACCAGCATCAATCATGAGAGCAGCCAATGGGTCTTTCTTATCAGCTCGAACAGTGCGTATATAGTAAGGATTATGACGAGCGTGAATCCCAGAAGCAGCATCAGTAAGCTGAGAAACAGTCCCAGAAGGCTTAACGCAGGTAACAGCAGCAGATTGCGGAATACCCAGTTCCTTAGCAAACTTTGCGTTCGTGGAGACAGCAACTTGACGTAGTTCTGCCAAGCGACCTTCAAGTCCTGGAAGCTTTCCGTTTGTGAGTTCATTGTCCATGATTCCTGTCATTGATACACCAAGCAAACGCTCTTCTTCTGTATTCTTCTGCCAGACTGATGATAGATAGCGATAGTTGGTTAGAGTTGACTGCCATGTTCCCAGGATAGTTGCCCAGTAGACTTTTTCCTTCAGCGTTTCCATCGTGTCGGTTTCACGAATAATAACTTCCGACAGATTACAGAACTCCTTATCGCGTAGGATAATCTCGGAGCAAGGATTGGTACCGAAGTCATAGTTAGGATCACGACGACCGTGCTTGATTACAGTTGCTTTCGCGCTCGCGCGATTGAAGATGCCGCGCTCGCCCGACTTAGACTCGTAGAGCGACTTCCACTCTTCCATGAACAAACCCATGTCAGGCTTTTCTTTATAGATAGCAGAATTGTTAGCTAGGGCGCGCTGAGACTGATCCATCCACCATTGACCAGACTTGGCAACACGCATACGATCGTCAGATAGATCAGACAAAGAAATAAGTGCAGAACGGCGCACACCACCAACAACGACGATGTCAGCAATCTTACAGACGATATCATGGCACTCCAATGTGTTTAGACGACGACCAGCAGCTTTCTTGAATACTTCAACACAGAACTTGAATAGCGCATCAAGTGGTTCTGGACCAGAAGCACGACCACCGAACGTCTTGAGTGGAGTGCCAGCAGGACGGACCTTGGAAAGATCCCACTTGGGAACCTGTCCAACATACAACATACCAATCAGTTCCTTGAGAGCTTTAGCCCAACCAAGCTTGCTATCAGCAACCATGATGGTGGTATCTGAAGGATGGAAATCTTCGTTGACTACAGGAAGCTGTTCAACGTCCTTCGATTCTACAGAGAATCCGACGCCTGTTCCGTTCATGAGGATATAAAGAATCTCATCAAATGAACGCGGACTATTGATAGCCACATATGAGCAATTATATGCTGCGATGTTCTCGCGCTTGAGTGCTTCACCAGCAGTCATAACACAACGCATCGAAGGCATAACTTTCTGCGAAAGAACTGCATCTTCAAGTTCAGCACGCAACGCAGAGATATCGTAGTTATGATTTTCCTTTAGATGACCCTCGAAGAAATCAAAGAAACGACCGATAGTTTCTTCCCAGCTTTCTCTACGACCCTCGTTCCATAAAAATCTTGAATATCTTGATAAGTGAATAAACTGTTGATAGAGGGTAGGTAGGGAATTAGACATGGATACTCCGTTTCTTTTCTTTAGACGTTCTTTATCATTCGCAGACATTGCGTCTGCGTTAGCACTTTTTCCAATCTCGGATTGCAAGCTTAAGAGCTAGACCCTTAAACGTGGATTTATTTAGCAGATACTCAACCTGCGAACTGTTGAGACCCGACATAATAGCATCATTTATATCTTTGTACGTCCAAGACGAATTCCAAACTACCATGCTATGACCACGAGGCACAAACGATTCAACTCGCTTTACTACTTGCTTATTTCTTGGTTGGTTATCAAAAATCAACACAACATTTTCACCAGAAACATTATATAAGGCTCTCGCGAAGTCTGTTCCGCCTGCTGCGATAGCATTATCTAGGAACATACTGTCGATAGGACCTTCTACAACGTATATAGTCTTTCCACGAGTTACGCGATCAAGGCCATAGATCAACGGATCGTCTGTGATACGAACGGTTACATATCGCAGAGTTGAGTTACCCATAGCTCGACCAGTCACACCAGTCAGCAAACCATCTTCACGACGAAACGGTATGACAAGTCGCTCATCAGAAACAAGTCTATCTTTGTATGCTGGATTAAGTTGTTCAAGGAGTTTCATGTCGCGTGCGTAGTAAAGGTCGTTCCATCTTTCCTTGGGAATCTTACGACCTTTCACATACTGGACAGCCCTATGAGTATCAGGAAGCTCATCCAGACGCGGCAGCATTTCATCTAGAATTATTTTAGGGCGCGGAGCTTCAGTCTTTGGAATAACGAACGTATCACCTTCAGCGATAACACGTTCCTTATACGATTCTAGTCTGTATGCTTTGGCCAGACCAGGATCAACGAGCTCAATAAGTTTACCAAGATTAGTACCGACATCGCAATTATGACACTTATATATTAGTCCGCCCGATTTCTCGAACAGATAGCCACGTGATTTCAATTTATTCTTCTGTGAGTCGCCACAGAAAGGGCATCGAAAATTATAGACCCTCTCAGACTTCCGCTTGAACAGCAGAAGCTTGTGAGAAATCATACCCGCATATTTATGATCAGTGATAATAGACATAGGTTCATTATAATAAGCTCAAGGAAGATTGTCAAGAACTATTTCGCTTTCTGTTTATAGTACTCTTTGTAGGCTGCTATCACGGCGTTTTGATTCTGTATGTACTTACGAAGCTCGGCTATATTCATGCTGAGATTCTGATAACCTTGTGCGGTCAAGGCGTAATAGACCACATCTTTGCCTTCGAACTCCTTGACTTTCTGAAGGAAGTTCTCTGGCGTAATCACAGTCCATACGATTTCTGATTGCACTACTGGCGGAGTTGTAGGTAGGATAAGTTCCGCCTTTTCAACTAGAACAGGCTTATCTAATACCTTAACCGTTTCGTTACATCCTGCTAAGAAAAGACCACAGAGCGCGACTAGAGCTATTCTCATTTCGCAGCCTCCTTCTTAGGGGTCTTAATCTTTATAAGGTCAGGACATATATTATTCTGTATTTTACCACTTGCTTCATCAGCTGTCAAGCGCGAACCCGTCACTATCTCATTACAGCGCAGCGCATCTTTCGTGCCGCGATTGATTCTCATTTCAGCTTCTGATGGATTGTTCTTTGCGATAGCATTGAAACGAGCGAACTTATTGCGCATTTCATTCACTTCTTGCTGAGCACCTTGAGCTACTTCAGCAATTTGTGTATTGATTTCTTTCATCTTTTCGATGTCTTTTTGATTCTGCTCGAGAACCATTTTCTGCTGATCAATGACGCCCTCAAGGCGTTGCTGGACTTCAGCAGCTGCTTCTAGTTTTCCTTCTAGTGCTTGGATATAGAAATATCCCCCAGACACTATCGAGAATAGAATTGCAGC